GTTGTCGTCACCACCCAACGCATGGATGATGCAATCTTGAATGGCGTGTCTTCGAGCCAACATCGTAGGTAGCACATTTAACATAGCGTTTGCCACCGCGAAATCTTCAGGGAAAAGAGCTGCGTTATTATCTGCAATATGAGCATGACCGTTTGTAGTAGTCATGTGTCGTATCCAGGTATTAAAATCAACTCTATTCACTTGAGTAGCTCGCGAGGCGGCAGCATTCAGTCCATTGCGCTCGATGTTATTAGCTCGTTGACGCACAGCTTGTTCGTGTTCTTGGAGTAAGCGGTCTGTAATATCACTGGCAGTTTCCTCGGACGAATCTCTACGTCGTAGTTGTCGTCTAGGTTGTTGGGTAATTATCGATGCCATAGTATTCAGAAGTTGGTCTTGCAATTGGACGAGATCAGAATCAGACAAAGTTGGAGATGATAAAGTAGAATCGGTATCTGAATAGATATCTTCGTCTTCTTCTTCACTCGTGCTCTGGTCTGAATCGTCATCCATCTGCGCGGTCACACCACTCACCCAATTTCTCAAATTGTTGCTGTGTTCCATTTTGGCGTCTAGTTTTTGCTTGGCGTAAGCCAAGAATTGATCGTAATTGAGGGAACTAGATCCTTGCTCGAAAATATATGGAGCTGTCGAAATATCGTGTCCGGTGATGGATCGTACTTTGTCTGTGTCCAGAACTTTATGGGCGTTAGACGCAATTTGAATGTTCTTAGCAAACTGAGTTTCGATATCTACTTTACATTTAATGTCTAAACGCCTGTTAAACGCCTGTGGGTTTGTAAGCGAGGGCATAGCGTAATGCGGTTGGTTCGCTGTACAAATAACTACAGGACTTGTAAAAGCAGTTGCTGCTTTACGAGACAGTTCAGCCATATGTAAAGGATAGGAAGCAATATTCGCAGTCTTCATGATTTCAAGAAATTCTAAGTTCGGGTTTCCAGCTTGATCTCGGATGGTTCCTATGTCGTCATAAATAACAACAAGTTGGTGGTTGTAACCATCCCAAAATTCTTGCCATACACTACGTGCATATATATTTTGAATCACTCTGTCGCCGATGTCTGGTTGTAGATGGAGTATCAAATCGCGCGCCAGCCTTAGGGCCAGAACTGATTTGCCAATACCAGTCCCACCATGTAAATAAATCACTAGTGGTTCCGGACGTACAGTCATAGCGTACTTCGACCCCATTAGTCGAGCATAGAGTCTTTCGATCTGTTGGAAATGAGTTCGGAAAGCTGCTATACTTGAGGGCGAAGCTTGTGAATCGGCAAGGGCTTTTGATAAACCCAAGCCTTCTGTCATGAGTGTCATTACACGTACACGGTTATGCATATGCTCGAAGTAGTCATGGTCCTGAGCCAAATCCAAGCAAGTGGATACTCGTAAGTAGTATTGTTCCACTCCCTCCACCATCCTTTCTGCCTCTTGCAAGTCCGCAGGTACACCAAACATCTTCTTGTAGACCCAATGATAGGCTTTTTCAATGATAGAACCTATAATCGGGACACCCAAAGATATTGATTTTAATGCGGCGCCAGCAACAGTCATATTTTTGACAGCGGTGTAGATGGAAGGTAGTTCGGCCTTATATCCAACAATCGCAGAAATTAAGATGAAAATAAGTGCTGCGACTGACATAGTTACCGTGGGGTCCAACTCTGCTTGAGCTTGCGGGTTAAGCAAACCCTGCATAAATTGTCCCATGTGGTTTCCCATTTTGGACAAAACAGACAGAAACTCAGTCGTCTTATGGTGAAAATGCTCAGACACAAAATCAGCCATTAGCAAACCACAAGTAGGGATATCCCATCCAGATCGCCAAGCCACCATTAGTTTAAAAACTAAGGCAGTGAAACGGCGCTGAATAGACATACCTTCTACAGTTGAAGTAGCTAGGTGAGTTAATTGCGAC